CTATTTAGAGCTCAATTAACTAGTGGAATCTGCGGAACTGCATTCTCGTCTGCTGGTACAATTACCGTTGCACCATTTACCTATTCAGGTTATGTGTATAGTGCTGAAAATACTGGAATCCAAAATATTTTAGTTGAGCTTTACTACAAGTTAAAGGCTGAAACTTCATACGCACAACTAAGTACTTCAACTACTGTATCAACTGGAGCCTATTCATTCTCAACTTCGATTAGCGTTAGTAAATATGATTTTATAATTAAAATAAATTCAGTTACAATAGATTCTCCGACCGCAGCTGATGCAGAATCATTTACTCAAAAAGTATTATCTCAGACATTTGGAGCCAAGGATTACTATCGAATGGACGCAAACTCTAACGGAATCCTATCGATAGCTGATGTATTTTTAATATATGCCAAAAAGAGCGGACTGATACTTACTTGGCCCAATACTACACCAAGCTATCGAATCTTTACAGCAAGCCAATGGTCAACCATTAATACAAGTTCAAGCAACCTGGTTTCAACTTATTCAGGAGTTCAGGCTCTTACTACAACCGGTCTAACCTCAGGAGGTACCTCTAACTTCTATATTGTAAAAACAGGTCTAATCAAATAAATATTAATAATATGAAACAGTTTATTTTTTGTCTAATCTTTATACTTGGAGTACAAATCCGAGCCCATTCTCAAACCTGTGTTAAGGTTGATACAGTTTACACAACTGCTAAGATCAAGGAATTAAAGAATAGCAGGGTCACATTCGGTATACGCCAAATCACCGAAGAAGCTTTATCTAATAATTACCTCATCTGCCAAACCGGTGAACCTGTCGGGATCGAGGTTGCCTATGTAGGAACTCCTAAAAAGAGCTTTACCTTCGGCGGAGTAGGCGGAGCAGTTCAAACAACTGAAACTCTAATCAAGATTCATTTTCGTGGATTAACATACGAGGGTAAGGGAGCTGAAGAGACCTCTGCTCAAATGATGTTTATCCAATTAGCGGACGATCAGATTCCATTTGACCGTACTACTCTATCGACTGCAGTTAAACGAGCAGTAGAAGATGCAGTTAAAAAGATGCCAACTCCGTAAACTCTTTCACCATCTTTAGTAGAATAGTCTAAACTAAACTATTAAAGATGTCAGATCAACAACAAGTTAGAGTAGGTCTTGAAAATTCAAGCCCAATCGTATGCGAGTCATGCGGAAACGATACGTTCCGTGAGGCAAGTTACCTACGTAGAATTTCTAAATTATTAACAGGTTCAGCTGAGGACATGATTGTTCCAGTTCCAACTTTTGCGTGTACCAAATGTTCTCATGTGAATGAGCAGTTTCAGGTAAAGGACGCACAGCCTCAATCCACTAATCCTAAAATTATTTCTTAACCTATGCTAGTAGTAACAGACATTTGGGCTCCATGGTGCGGCCCGTGCAAAGCGATGATGCCGTTAATTGAAGAATTGGCAGCAAAGTACAATGTACCAGATTCTCAAATCCAAATTAAAAAGGTTAATGCCGATGAAGACCCAGATTTTGTGCAGAAACATGACGTTCGCGGAATCCCAACTCTTATTTTCGAGAAGAATGGGGAGGTTGTAGAAAAGATGGTCGGTGGAAAACCTAAATCTGTAATTATTGAAGCAATCGAAAAACACTCAGCGTAAATGGAAATCACATTCATATCAGACACTCATTGGCTCGTAAGAGATAAGCGAGACACAGACGACTTAACTGACATGTTACCCGGTGGACCCATCTTGGTGCACGCTGGCGATGTAAGTGGTCGAGGAACTGAACGTGAAGTTATCCAGTTCTTAGATTGGTTCAGTAGTTTACCATATATGCATAAGATTCTGATTGCAGGTAATCATGATTTCTTTTTTGAGATTGCAAAGCCTGAAGAGATTAAGGAGCTACTTGCAAAATACCCAGGCATTACCTACTTAAATGATAGTGGAGTAACGATTGAGGGTATTAAATTCTGGGGCAGCCCCATCACGCCGTATTTCCATAACTGGGCATTCAACCGTTTTCAAAACGAAATTGGCGAGCACTGGGACCTAATTCCTGAAGATACTGATGTCTTGATAACTCATGGTCCACCAAATGGAATTTTAGATTTCACCGAATACGATAAGTTAAATGTAGGTTGTCCAAAGCTACTTGAAAAGGTCAAGCAGGTAAAACCAAAAGTTCACGTCTTTGGCCACATTCATGAGGCTTGGGGTAAGGAAGAGATGGCCGGCACCATTTTTATTAATGCATCAGCTGTTACCCTACGATATGATCTACGATACGAAAATCCATTTAAAGTTAATGTTGAACCAAATTCCAAAAACTTGGTATAATAATCTGTATGACTGAACAACTTAAAAAAGTAGTGCTCACGTTTATAATTATCGTGCTAGCATTTGAGATTCCAAATCTAGGATTCTACCTAATGAACCAACCTGACACTTACCTTTTCTGGTTAGGAGTTCTAATAATATCAACCCTATTCTTTTTGCTAGGTTGGGCATTCCACCAGTACGTACTAAAAGTATTCATTAAAATACTAGAGGAAGACGATGACCGAGAAGTCTAATCGAGGAGTTGATATAGTATATCCAATCCTGTGTCTGATGACAGCAATGATTGGGTATCAAATTCATAATAGCTTAGTTTGGGCTATACTTGATTTTTTCTTTGCCCCATTAGCCTGGATAAAATGGCTAATTATGCACCAAGTTAACATCACAATTATTAAACAAACATTTGAATTCTTTTTTAAATAACCACAAAAATAAATGAAAATTAAAGCAATCGTAGTATTAGTCGCATTGGTCTTTGGATCAATCTTCTTAATTAGTTCATGTGAGCGTATTGACGCTGGCCATGTAGGTGTAAAAGTTAATATGTATGGATCGGGCAAAGGCGTTGGCGATGTAACTGAATGTACAGGATGGGTATTTTATAATCCATTGACAACAAAGATTTATGAGTTTCCAACATTCATGCAACACAAAGAGTATAAAAAAGTTGAAGACGTAGACAACTCATTTGTAGTAAACTCTAAAGATGGATCTGAATTTCATGTTTCGCCAATTATTAACTATGCAGTTGAACGTGAGAAAGTACCTTTTATCTTTGCAAAGTATCGTAGAGAATTAGGTGATATTGAAGATGGATTCTTAAAGACAACTATTTATGATGCTTTTAGAATGACCGCCAATGCTTACACAGCAGAAGAGTTAATCTCAAATCGTCAAATCTTTGAAACCCGAGTAAGAGCTACATTAGATGCCAATTTGTTAAAAGAAGGTTTTGTTATCAGCCAATTGACTTCAAACTTAATCTATCCTGAAACATTTAAACGTGCAATTGAGGCTAAGAATAATGCAGTGCAAACAGCATTAACTGCTGAAAACCAAGTTAAGACTGCTGAAGCCCAAGCCAAAATCAAAGTGGCAACCGCAACTGGTAATGCAGAAGCAATGTTAACTGCAGCAAAGGCAGAAGCTGAAGCCAACCGAATGAAGCAAGTAACGTTGACTCCATTATTATTACAGCTTGAGTGGATCAATAAGTGGAATGGTGTATTACCAAGCACTCAATTGGGAGCAGGTACTAACATGTTGTACAACGTAAAATAATTAGAAACCTATAACCATGGCAAAGCAAAAAACAATAATCACTGTTGAAATCCAGCACGGTGATGCAAACACTAAGATCAAGTTAGATTACTTAGAAATGCTTGAGATTGAAAAATTTCATAATCAAAGTATTGGCGATCAGATTGAATCAACAATCAACCTTCTAACTAAGGAACTAGAAAACGGTATTTAAAGCAAATAAGAAATCGTACTTAGTGAAATGCGACGCTCTTGATTTATAAATAACTTCATGAAACATTGTAGTTATTGTAAAAAAGAAGTTAGTAAATTAGGGATTAGCGCACATGAAAGATATTGTCAAGCTAATCCAAACCGACTGACTAAAGGACTTGGAGGAAGAAAAAAAGGTACTACTCCTTGGAATAAAGGAATTAAAACTGGAAAAAACCCAAAGATTAGTCAAGCTCTGACTGGCAAGTCTAATGGTCGAGCTTTGACTCCTGAGTCTGAAGAACTTAGACGAAATAAGATTTCAGAGTCAATGAAAGCTAATCCGTTAGCTGGAGGACTTCGAATTGGAAGCGGTAGAGGAATCAAAGGATGGTATGACAGTTCAATTGCTGGATCAGTCTATTTACGATCGTCCTATGAGTTCAGAGTTGCCGAGTACTTTGACTCAAAAAATATAAACTGGAGAGCGAACACAGAAGCATTCAATTATATGTTCAATGGTGAAGCCCATAAATATTACCCGGACTTCTATTTGATCGACTTAGATTGTTATGTTGAAGTAAAGGGCTTCAAGACGAAAAAGGATCAAGCTAAATGGGAAAACTTTCCAAATAAATTAGTAGTCCTGTATGAAAATGACATACGCCATCTTGAAATTGGGGGTTCGAATCCCTCCCTCTCCGCCAAGGCATCGAGACTGATGATTGATTGAGGTAACTCAATAAAAAAAATAAACAGAGA